TCTAGTATTCCTTCTGGTGGTTGTGCTGGGTTCATTGCTTATTTTTCTTTCTGCTTTTGTTCCTCAAAGTATTGATTCAGCATGATGATGTAAACTTCCCTTTCCCAAGGCATCATATCGTCAAGTTCTGCTAGAGAAAATTTATGGTGAAACATTAGATTAAAGTTTGACTTATAAAAGTTCTCTAGAGATTCATGAAACAAACTTATCCGAAAAAATTTGCCAAGCCCTCAATGGTGTATTCAGATTCGACTCCAGTTTTAGGATTTTCAACTTTGAATGAGTGAGACAACTTAGGCATAGTGTTGAAGAACTCTTGAATCTGTTCAAAGTTTTTTGTAGTTAACGAATCAACATAGTCAACCAGTTCTTTTCTTGGAGTTGTCTTTGCTTCAAAGATTTCATCGGCAGTATAGATTTGATGCACACTGTCAACAATAGTATCAAATATTTCAGTTGCTGTGAGATCTTTACCGACAATCTGCGTGCTAACAAACTGATTGATGCCAGGATATTTGAGCACCATTCCCATACCTTCACCAAGATCAATCTTACTTGTATGACCCTCTGGTTTTTGAACTTCAACTTGATCTAGATTTAGTTCATAATCAACTACGGTTTCATTGTCGTCAAGACATGTCACTTTCATTGACACAACTTCACCTACAGACTTTGATCTGATTTTCAAAAAAATATATTCAATATCAAAGATTGCTAGATCTTCTACTTTAATACCCTTAGTAAGGATACAGCTCTTGAGAATATCCAGTACAGCATTTTCAATCTGTTTTTCGTCTTGAGATTCCAATGCAATCAAAAGAACTTTTTCTTCCTTAACTAGAAATGGTCTATATTTAATTGTCTTATCATTTGATGGCACTTTCAACTCATAAGTTGGTACGGGAGGTTTTGGTAAAGGCATAGTATTCTCCAAAAATTACATTAATGTTTATGTAGTAAGTGACGTGGTTGGATTGAGTGTTAATCCCCAAAGAGTATTAAAGTTAGAATACCACTTACTATAATAAAAGTTTGCTGTTACTTTAACAGCTTGAGATGACCCATAGGATACAGGAACAGCATCAATAGCATAAGGAAAAGCATCTAAACAATGGAATGCAATAGAACTTCTTTGTTGCTCTGCTGCTGGTCCCTTCTCACACTTAGTTATAACTATTTCATCACACAAATAATCTATGGGATATGATAGTTTAACATAGTTATATCTATTATTGCCGCCACCAAGAAATCCAGTGTTAACTCTGTTCTGATTTGTAGTGTATCGTTGCCCTCCACGAGAAAACTTGTTATCACCTTCAGTATAGTCCTGAAAGATTCTTTCCATCCAAATATGAAGAAACTTTAGGGGAGTCATATTAGCATCACATAACCATGTCAAGCTTAAATCATTATACAATCTTGCGGTAGGATAGTTTACCTGAGATTCGCCCATATGTCTACCTGTTATTTGCGAAGTAGCCGCTTGCATACCAGGGAGAACAGCTTCTTCACACATTAGATTTATCCATTTACCCTGAGAAATATCCATACCAGTTTGATCAAGAATATTGATCCCAACTGATAGTAAATCTCCAGGAACCTTAGAGGATCCAAATCTAAATTTAACATCGTAGTTATTACTAAAAGCTACACCACCTGATTTACTTATGAGATTTAGTATGGTTTTTATACTACCGTCTGTTGATGCCATTAAATGACCCTAAATATTTTAGATTGTATATTTATATTTATGGCGTACTCGGGATTTTATCGCCCCATAAATCCCAAGAAATACAGAGGCAATCCGATGAACATTGTTTATCGTTCTCTATGGGAAAGAAAGTTCATGACTTTCTGTGATAAAAATCCAAGTGTGATTGAGTGGGGTAGTGAGGAAGTTGTGATACCTTATCGTTCTCCTTTGGATGGTAGGGTGCATAGGTATTATGTAGACTTCTATATTAAAGTGCATACAAAAACAAATGAAATCAAAAAGTATCTCATTGAAGTCAAACCAAAGAATCAGACAATACCTCCACCTCCCTCAAAGAAACAAACTAAACTTTATAAAGATAAAGTGCTAACGTTCCTGAAGAACCAAGCGAAATGGGAAGCCGCAAGTGACTGGTGTGAGGATAGACAAATGCAGTTCCTTATTCTCACCGAAGATCACTTGGGGGTATAACAGATGGCAGCAAAAGGATTTAAAAAAGAATCTAAACAATCTAGAAGTGTATACAAAACTATATTCGAAAGAGTAAAAGAAGCAGCAGGCGGAGAAGAACAAACTTGGACATGGTATAGACAGAAAGTAAGATCCATGGCAATGGATATCAAACAAAATCCAGATCATTTACAAAGAGACGAAAAGAAAGATAGATATGATCCAGAAGAGGATCAAGATGAAAATAGATTAAGAAAATATACTAGACAAGGAAGACTATTTCTTTTTGAATACAAAGCAAAGATGAAGTATCTTCCTTACTATGATACCTTTCCACTCGTATATGTTTTATTTTCTGGTTCTGATTATTTTATAGGTGCCAATCTTCATTACATGACACCGAAGAAAAGAGTTTTAATGATACAAAAGTTGAAGGAAGGGAAAGTAGACGTACCTCGTAATTGTATTCATAAATATATTTTAGACCATGTAGATGGATTTCTCTTAGATCTGGCTTCTGCTGAGTGGGATTCTGCTATAGCACTGCCAGTTGAAAACTTCGTAAAGAATGTAAATGGTAGATTACTTCCATACAAATCATCAGATGTATGGAAAGAAACTAATGAAAAATATAGTGATCGTATAAAAATAAAGAGAGTCATAAAAGGTTACGGAAAACCATCAGACATTACGGAAGTACAATAAATGGCATTACCTAGCGGACCAGGAGGAACATCAGGAACTTTACCGAGTGGAGTTGGTATATCGACTGGTGCTGGTTATCGTTATCCAAAAGATGGAAAGTATGGTGCCAAGACACACTACACTAGGTTTGATTTTTATAATTATAAACCAGCATTTGCAACAGCTCCTGGCAACACGTCAACTGATGTAGCAAACTACAATGCTTCTGTTACTCAACTGACTCCAGCTTCTGGTTTCCAAAGTATATACTTGTATATGCCAGAAGATGTCTCATCGGACTACGGAGCATCTTGGGGTGGTAGATCATTCAGTAATATTGGTGCTGGTATACTAAAAACTATCGGTCCAACTTTAGGAAACGCTGATATAGGTGCATCCACATTAAACTTGATGAATCAAGTTAAAGAAAAGGCAGAAGGATTTGGTCCAGGTATCGCAGCTGCTGGATTAGCAACTGCTTTGAATACCATTCCAGGTGCGGGTGGGGGAGTAACTATTGACGATGTTCTAGCTGGATCAAGAGGAGTAGTTGTCAATCCAAATGCAGAGTTAATGTTCCAAAATGCAGAGATGAGAACATTTGGATTGTCATTCAAAATGGTTCCCAGAACAGCCGACGAAGCAACACAGATTCAAAAAATATTATATCAGTTTAAAAAAGCATCTCTTCCTACATTTGGAGGTGAAGGAATATTAGGAGCATCTTCAGATAACTTTATTGGAGTACCAAAAATCGTTGATGTAAACTTTATGATAGGAAATAGTATCAATAAATATGTTTCCCAATATAAACCATGTGCTATTACAAATGTAAAGATTAACTATACGCCAGATGGATCTTATGCCGTATATGAAGGGGGAGAACCAGTTGCTATTGGTTTAGACTTAAGTTTCTCAGAACTGAAACTTGTCTTTGCTGATGAAATAAGATCAGACACATGGAGTTACTGATATGTATTTTTCTCTCATACCAGATCTACAATACGATCTAAAACCAACCAAGTATCCTTTTAATACTACAGACTACCAGACTGTCAAAAACTTCTTTAGAAGATTTAAAGTCAATGAAGATCTGTTTGATTATGCAGTGTTCTTCACCAAATATACTATTACAGATGAAGATAGACCAGATTTGTTAGCGCAAAAAGCATATGGAAATCCGTTCTATGATTGGGTAATACTATTACTAAACAACATGATCAATCCAAATAATGATTGGCCACAGACAGAATACAATCTAAGAAAACAAGTTGAAGATATGTATTCTAATCCAGATGCTACCAGTCATTACGAAACTGTCGAGAAAAAAGATAGCGACAATAAAATTGTATTGAAAGGTGGGTTGAGAGTAGACGAAAAGTTTTACACAACACCATTTAAATATTACGATAGCAAAACAAAAAAAGTTATACAAGTTCCTGGAAACACAGTATGCTATCCAGTATCTTTGTTTGATGCCGAAAGAAAAAAAAATGATGAGAAAAGAGAAATATACCTACTAAAAGGATCTTTCTTCACTTCATTTGTAAATGATTTCAGAAAGTTAAATCTATATTCAGAGTCTTCAGATTATATTTCCAAGCAGTTAAAGAAAACTGGGGTCTAAACTTTTTAGACAAAAAAAATGGGCGGATTTTTTTTCCACCCTAATGGTTTTTAACTATAGATTTTGGATTCAGTCTTCCTCGGCAAGGCGAGCGAAGTAACTGAGAGCATCATCTTCATCCTCATTAGTGCCAGCAGCGACTGCAACCTTAGGCAGGGCAGGTTCACGGCGAGCAGCAGGAGCGGGAGCAGAGAACTCTTCATCCTCTTCCTCATCCATCACACGAGTCACCTGTGCAGCACGAGCAACAGCGGGGGTCTGAGTGATACCCAGAACCAGATTCAGACGCTCTTCGAGTTCTTCATACGACTTGAAGTTCTCGGGAGACACGAATGCTTGAAGAGAATATGCTTGACGCCAGATCGATTCCAGCTTGGAATCATCAGCAGCGAGAGCAGAAGCAGCAGCGAACTCAGACTTATCGTAGTTCCAGTAACCAGCAACGTTGGTGATCTTCAGTTTGAAGTTGGCGCCTTCCCATAGATCGAAAGGATTCACGGGCGACTCATCTTCAAACTCAGGTTGCATAGCAGCACAGATCTTGTCATAGATCTTCTTGCCATACTTATACAGGAAGACTTTACCTTCGTTCTCGGGGTTTGCTTTGTCGCTCACCACGTAGATGTTAGAGTAGTAAGTCAGTTTACGCTTCTGCTTACGAGCAGTTTCTTTATCAGCATCACGACCGCTATTCCACAGACGACGGTTGACTTCACCAACAGGATCTTTCTGACCAACAGTAGTCAGAGAGTTCTCGATATACCAACCACCATCACCTTGAAACGCATGAGAATATAGTTTAACAAACGGAATGTCTTCTCCATCAGGTGCGGGAAGAAAACGAATGACAGCGAACCCGTTACCAGCGGCGTCAACACTGGGCTTCCAGAAGCGTTCATCACTGGTGGAAGTAGAGTTTGCTTTCTCAAGTTCCTTCGTCAAAGAAGCAAAAGAGTTTTGAGATTTACGCTTAAGATCAGCGAAAGACATAGGATTACCTCGGATTAGTTTAGATTTATTTTATGTGACACCCTATCACATATACATGATAGCACAGGCAGGTGGCGGTGTCAACCCTCTGCCTCTAGTTCCTTCTCGAACTGGTCGAGCTTGGCGAGCATTCCGCGCATCAGATCAAGAACATTCTCTTGCTCCCACCAACCGTAAAGCATCTTAGCACCTTGTTCAATCTGCTCACACATATCAACTGCTCTGGGATCGTCTGATAGTTTCAGACGAGTGTAGAAGATCTGTTGTTTTTCAATAAGATTTCTCACCGTATGAATATAATTAAGTTGCTCTTCTTTCTTTCCACCATTCATTATACCAGAAAGGGTCAGCTCCATAGCTTCCATTTGAAGACGCTCCATTTCTTTCGCTTCTTCTCTTACAATATCGGAATCAAAAAAGTCAGTCATACTAGCATCAGTTTAGCGCGAGATGTTTTTTTAATGAAGTTCAATTGCTGAGCTTCGTGTTTAAGTTTTTCTTTCAATGGTTTTGAAATCAACTTGGGAACAGTTTCTAGTTCGATATCGTTGATGTCACAATAATGAATGATAGCATCAATATAACTCATAGAATCACTGTTCACAAGGGTCTCTACCTCAGTAGAGAATCTTGCAACGGTCATAAACTTATCCTCAAAAATATTATCCTCCATAGATTTCCTGATAGAGAGAGCGTAGTTCTATGAAACGTTCGAGATATTGCTTCTCGGGTTTTTTGATAACGACTTGTGTGTTACCATCTTCACATGCAACGATAGTTACAAGTTGTTGAATGCGTGTCTTATATAGTTCATAAAACATACACCCATATACAGTCTCTTGAATATAATAGTCTTCCATCCATTCTTCACGCTTCTCTTCCGCTGAGGTTTTGAAGTCAATGACAGATGGAATACCATCAAACTCACCAAGACAATCAACTCGCCCTGCTACTTCCAGGTTGTCTGAGTATAATGCTGCTTCTTGTAGATACACCTTAGTGATTCTATTGAGAGTTGGAACAGCATGTTTAAACATCATAAGGGGGAGGGGTTGCCCTTTGAAGTTGTCTTCATTATAGCAGTTATTGAGCAAATCTTCAACCATCTTGTGAAAGTTTGTGCCACGAGTAGCAGCACGGGTTGAGATTCGCTGTGCTTTGTCGTGACCGACACGCTGCTTCCACTCATTCAATTTCTTTTTCTTCTTCGGGCACACCCCAAGAACAGTTGTGATGGATGGATACTTACCACCAGAAGGTGTAGGATAAAGCCTACGACCTTCTACCATGATAGCTTCCAACTCAATAGGTTTGAATGACGAAGAATGAAAAAACATTTAGAATCCTAGATTGATTTTACTAATGAGATAAGAACGAACAAGACCAGAACGAACGATGTCATTAACACCAAACTCAATCGAATCAAACTCATCCATTGTACCAATGATTTTTTGAAAGTCAAGAATACCATTACGTTCATTGGTGCGAACCAAGTCAGTTTGCTGAACGTCACCACAGAACATGATCTTACAATCTTGCCCAACACGAGTGATGATTGAATCAAGTTCGTGGAAGTTAAGGTTCTGCATTTCATCTACAAGAATGATGCAGTTATCCATGGTGGTGCCACGTAAGAATGATGTAGACCAGAAACTAATGGTTCCCTGTGTCTTAAGATTGCCATACAATAGTTCAAACTCATCATCAGTAGAAAGTTCAAACATATACTTTACCATATTCTTATACGGAATCTGGTAGAGAGATGACTTATCTTCATGGTCGCCAGGAAGGAAACCAATCTCGCGTGTCGCTACAAGTGAGCGAACAATGTAAACTTTTTCGTAGGGAGTGTTCTCATTGAGAACATCTCTGAGTGCAAGGTAAAGTGCCACAAATGTTTTGCCCGTTCCAGCCGCACCATAAGCAAAGAGATGCTTATCATTTTCCCATGCCTCAAACATCTTACGTTGTGAATCCGTAAGAGGTTCGATGTCTTTAGCAAAGTATTCTTCGTTAAGAGGTTTCTTGCGTTTCATTTGCTTCACGCTCATTCCAGTTGGAACAGCTTGTTTAGTCTTGCGATTTCTTACAGGCATGATTAAAGACGATTAATATTAGAACCAGGGGTATCAGCAGCACGATTGATAACATGTTTCCAATCGCTTGATGTTTTATTCTGCCAGTTTCCTACTTCAGATACGGCATGAAGTATCGTAGGCATCTGAGTGATATGAGGATTGTCTGCTAGATAAGGTTCCCTTTCAGCCATATACATCCACTTCTCAAACTCTTCACCTGTATTATTATTTTTGAATCTGTAAGTTGGCATCTTCAATAAACCATGATGGAACAGTGGCAGGAGGTTTCCATTTAGCAAAGGAAACTTTGTCTCCAATATAATAGTTGCGGTATGACTGGAGAGAATCTCCAGGTACTTTGTATTTATCAGGCATCGCAGGAGGTGGATCTACCCACCCAGCATCTTTAATATTGAATGGAGCTACCCATAGATAACTAACCAAACTCTCGGTGCTATGATACTTACCATAGCGTTGAGTATATTGTACGCAGCAATGTTGAAACAAATCAAACAACCAGCGATAGTGTGACGAAGATTGTCGCACCCACACAGCAGATGGATGATTGACATGACATGCTTTGTATAGAATATCTTCTCGTGGTTTGTTAAGTCGCCAACGTTTGATACTGCGATTGTTGGCGGTCTTTGCAGTATAAGGAATGCCGTCGAGCACACGATGAGCAGTAGACATGAGTTGAGCATACTCAACAATCATT